GCGTCGGCGATGTTCATGCAGACGCAGTCGTAACCGTCGCCCAGCATATCCGCGGAAATGGGCACCTTATAGAGACGGTTGGCCACCGCTTCGATGTCGAATGTGTTGGACGCGGCGGTCATGGGAATGAGGATGTCCTCGTATTTCTGGATGCCGTCGGCCACAACGGTCCGGGCGGACGATGTGAACGTCACTGTTTCATTGTCCACGAAGGTCGTACCGTTGTATTCGTAGCCGTAAATCCGGCTGCCGGTGTCTTTGTAAACCACGCCCGCGCCGCCGCCGGCTCCCGTGAAAGCGGCGCCGGCTGCCTCGACTTTGTCATCGCTGGGTCCGTCGTAATCCAACACGAAGCCCGTTTTGTAGTATCGGGTGAAAGCTAAAGCTGTGGAGCAGCTCGAAACGCTGACGCCTTTTTTCATCGTGACGGCCGCGGCCTTCGTAACCGCGCCGATCATCAGGAAAAAGTCTGCCTGTTTGTAATTTTTAAGGCTGAGCACGTCGGACGCGATGGCGCCGTCCTTGCTTTGCGCCCAAATCAGGGGAACAACATGATATAAATTTTGCATCTTAAAACCTCCTGCTCTATGTCATGCCCGGCCATTCCGGGCGGTTAAAGTCTCCTGCCGGGCCTGAAGGCCCGGACTACGTTAATTGTGGCCTGAAGGCCCAGGCTACGTTACGACCGGGTCGCCAACGCGACGAACGGGCTGACCGAGTTGGATCCCTTGTAGGGATTCAGCGCGGACTTCCAGCGGGGCTGCCCGTCAAAATAGTAGATGAAGCGGTAGGTTTCCTGGTCGTAGAGGAATTCGACGTGGATGCTCATGGCCTCCATGATGTCGCCCTTGTTGGCCGTGATGTACTGGCTGAAGTCGGCCAGGATGATGTCGCCGACGGTGCCCAGGGTCTCACACTGCTCGATCTGGATGACCGGGGCGCCCTTGATCCGAAGCACGCCCTGCGCGTCATACTGCACAAATCGCGGCTCCAGGGCGCCGGTGCCGGCGGTGATGGACAGTTCGTCCAACTGCGGCGTCACGTCGCGGTTGACAAACCAGACCGGATTCTTGCCCGATGCGCGGGACCACATCTTGGACAGGTTGATCGTGTTGATCGTTTTGGCCTTCTGGCCGGACTCTTTCGGCACGGAAACCAGGGCGGCGGCGTTGAGGATGCCCAGGGCTTCGCCCGCGCCGGATCCGCGGATGACCAGGTCCTGGCATTTGAAGGCGAACTCTTCGCCGAAAAGCTGACGAATTTCCTGGCCCATGAAGGTCACATTCCGCATCATCTCGCCGGATGCGTAGAACAGGCCGGTGAGCTTGGACGGCTCGATGCGGATTTCGGAAAACTTGGTCTTGGAGGCGGTGAACTCGCCCAGCTCCGAGTTTGTATATACCCGGATTCCGCCGCCGCGCGATCCGTTGACGCGGCTGGTTTCGTCGATGCCGTAAATGGTGACGAACTGCGTGCCGGGATTGAGCGTCCTGGCCGCGGTGCGGGGCAGGATCTCGGAGTTGTTGAAGCCGTTGGTCATCAGCTCCGTGGATGTTTCGCCCTGCAGAAAAAAGCCGCCGTCTGTAGGCACGCCGACGGTAAAGCCGCCGGAGGCCGCGGCGCGGCTTTCCAGGCGCCGCTGGGTCTGCTCCAGACGGGAACGGCTGGCGGAGACTTCGGAGTCTCTGAATTTATCGGGCCGCGTCATGGTCCGAATGTCCATCAACTGCTGGCCCAGCGCGGTGGCCGGGCTGCCGAGGTAAATCGGACGGTCGGGCGACGTGGCCGGGCTGCGGTGCTCGGTGTCCACGTCGTTGTGCGGCGCGGCGATTTTGTCGATGACATAATCCTTGAACTCGGCCAGGGTTTTGCCTTCCGCGATAAACCGGGCCGCGTCGTCAATCAGCTTGTGCTTTTTGCCGACGGCCATGATTTCGCGGGATTCTTCCTGCGCGCGTCGCTGCGCAGCCTCTCTTGCCTTGGCGCATACGGGGCAAACGCCCGCGACTAAGTCGGCGCCGCAAATATTGCATTTTTCCATGTTTTCTCTTTCCTCCTGTTGATTGATTTCAATGGGTATTTCTTTTTCCTGCCTGTCCGCTGACCTGCCGACGCCGACGGTTGTGTCCGCCGGAACGCTTACCAGGCTGACTTCCAGCGGTTCCCAGTCGGTGACGCGGTAGGTGTCGATGGTTTCTTCCGCTCCATCGATTTTTTCGGTTTTCATCAGCTTCATTTTTAAAATCTCGTAGCTGACGGATACGTTTCTCCGGATGCCGTCGATGACGTCCTGGAGGATCTCACTGGCCCGCACGCTTTTCCCAAAGCGCACCAGCGTCCGCGCCTTGCGGGAGGCCGAGTCGATCCAGGCTTTCTCAATGACTCCGATTTGATCCCTGGTGTTGTGGTCCATCAATAACGCGCCGGCGTTGTTCAGACGCCCCAGGCGCACTTCATTGGGGTCGTGCCCCAGTATTTCAATTCCCCAGTAGCGCTCGTACGGCTCTTCCGAGGAAAACGACAGCTCGACGGTGCGGGCGTCCGCGTCAATGGTGCCGGCGTCAAACTGCGCGGCCCGGTCGATAGTGCCCAGTTTGATTGTCCGCAACAACTGCTTGATTTTTTTACTCATTGTTTTCCCCTCCTTCGTCTTCCGGTTTGGCCGGTGCGGCCGGCTGCTGCGCGAGCTTGCCGACGGCTTCGCCAAAGTCGGATTGGATTCCGTATTTTGCTTTCAGTTTTTCGTCTTCGGCGATCTGGGCGTAGAGGTCTTCCAGATCCATGTTGAAGCGCTCCAAAACAACTTGCCGCTCGGTCTTCCACTTGGCGCGCACGCAGGCTAACTCGGCTTCGATATCGGCCTGCGGGTCCACCCAGTCGAACGTCCGGCCGCGCCAATCCGGCGCGTTAAATTTTTCATATTTGCTGTAGGGTAGCGAAAGGCGGTTCGTCAGCAGCGTCATTTCCAGCCAGTCGCCGAAGACCTGATCCAGGAAATCTTCAATCATCCAGCTTTGCAGATTCTTCCAGTTGTCGCGCTCATCAATGGCGCCGACGCGCATGGATGAAAAGTTGACGCCTTCCAGGTCGTTGGCCAGCGAATTGTACGACACGCCCAGGCCGGCGGAGACGCCGCGCAGCGTGGCTTTGATAAACGCGCCGAACTGCGTGGTGGGATGGTTTGGCTCAAAGGATTTAAAGGTATAGCCGGGCGGGAGTTTTTCAAACGTGCCGGCCTCGGCGTGGCTGATCGGGTTTCCGGCGCTGTCTTTTTCGTCGCCGACATACTGGCCCATGCCGGTCGGGTCGGTCTTTTCATAGAATCCCATTTTTGAAGCGCCCAGGCGGGCGGCGATGACTTCGGCGTATTCGTATTCTCCGACCTGGTTGAGACGCCGGGCCGCGGTGTGCATCCACGGGACGCCGCGCCCCTGCGTGGACCGATCCGGAATATAACAATGGATGATGTCGGCGGCCGGGACGCGCAGGCGCTCGCCGGGTGATCCGGCGGCGATGGTCATGTAGGCGTCGCCGGGATGTTTGCGGCGCAGGTGATAGGCGACGGGGCGATCCCATTCGTCATATTCCACGCCCAGGCGAACCTTGTTGCGGCCGTTTCCGGCTTCCTGGTTGTAGGTTTCGTCCAGGACGTCGGCCTCCAGGATCTGCAAGGCGAAGCGCCATGGGTTTTTGTAGCCGCGGATTTTGCGGGCCAGAAATTCGCCGTCGCGCGCGACGGTGCGAATGAATAGTTTTTGGACGCCCAAGAAGGACAGTTTCCCGTCCACGGTGCAATTGCCCTTGCGGCCCCAGCGCCACCATTCCCATTCGATTTGATCGTTGGCGGTCTTGTCTAGTTTTCCGTTGGGATCCTTGGCCAGGTTCTTCAGTGTGAATCCGCTGCGGCCGACGACGTTGATTTCGCACATGCCCAGGAATTTTTTGGCGTAGTCGTTGTTGCGCTCCAGCTCGCGGCTGCGCGCGCGGGCGACAGCCAGGGCATTGCGCAGCTCGGCGTCGCCCGTTGATATCGGCGCCAGAAACGAGCTGGTCAGGCGATCCACGCGGGCGATGTCGAAGGACCGCGACGGCGTCTGGATGATTTGCGCCAGGTCAATGGCCGGCGCCGGCCGTTCTTCAGTCTTTGGCTGGCCGAATTGCTGGAGCTGTCTGTAATAATTTAAGATTGCGCCCATCAAATAAACCTTGTGTAGATTTTGTTTTTTCCGGACAGCCCGGCGGCGATGTTGGCCGTGGCGACCTCGGAGTCGTATTCGGCTTTGTACATGGCGCGCAGGCGCATCAGATCCTGGAGCGGCGTCCGGCTGAGGCTGCGCCCGGCGATGGTGTATCCCATTTGATCCTGGCTGGCCCGGCCCTCAATGACGGCCTCAATAGCGTCCAGGACTTTTTTGGCGTGGCTGCGGTTGTCGTATAAGGCGGATCGGCCGGCGATGTTGTCGAGGACGGTGACGATCCCGGTGGCGATGGTGTAGCGGGTGGTGGTCAGGGTGGCGACGAGCTGCCATTGATAGTCGCCCGCGGTGTAGGCGCCGGTCGTGGCGGCCGACGCGGTGAATTTGAAGTCGTCGGCGTTGTCGTCGTCGGCCGAGGCGGTGATGGAAATGATGCCGAGCTTGCCGACGGCGACGTATTTGAGCGTCCAGCCGTCGGACGCCTTGATGTCGGTGGTTTCCAGGACGCCGTTGTCGTTCATCTCGACGGCCTGGACGGACCGGCGCACCCAGGTGATGGTGTCGCCAATCATGATTTCAGTCGGTTCCGGGTATGACATTTTCACTCCCGGCGCTGGTTGTTCGCGCGCGCGGGAATACATTACACCCGGTTTTTGACAAAAAATGGCAATCAGCCAGCTTTTGACCGCCTTTTTACCCTTATTTGACCCTTATTTGACCCTCTTTTTTCTTGACAGGGTTTTTCAGGCGGTCGCTTTTGGGTGTTTTTGGGCGGGAGTTTGGGTGAATTTTGAGCTGATCATGAGGATTTTGAGCATAAAAAAGGCCGGGGTTTGAGGCCCCGGTCATGGTGTTGTCATTCCCGCGCAGGCGGGAATCCAATTTTGTTATGGGATAATCACTGAGCGGCGACCTAAGCGTTCCGGCACCCGCGGATGCAAATCAAGGCACCAGCCGTCG